TTTTTTTCAAAAAATAGAAAAATTTAATAGTAAAATAAATACAGGCTGGATTCATAGAGATGCACCTAATGTTTTATCTTGTGTAATTTATCTATCAAAAAAATCTATGAATGGTACTTCTATATATAGACCAAAATTTTTTCATAAATCTTTAGATCCTAATTTAGATAAACTTAAAAAAAGTTATTACATAAATAATAAAAAATTTGATAAATTTTATTTTAACGCATTAAAAAAAAATAATTCTAAATTTGAAAAAACTATAGAAATTAATAGTTGTTTTAATAGAATGTTAGCTTTTGACGCACATCAATGGCATTCAGCAAACGGTTTTTTTGACAAAGATATTAAACAAGGTAGATTGACTTTAGTAACTTTTATTACAAATATATCTAGGAATGATTGTAAACGTTTAAGATTTCCAATCGCTGAAATGAAAAGGACAATAGGATAGTATGGAAAAACAAGATCTCTTTGCAACACCAATGTGGGTTGAACAAAAACCTGAATATGTAAAAAGTTTAAATAAAGCTTCTGACAAATATATTAAAGAAGCTAAAAAAAGAAACAAAAAATTTATAAAACATTACGGGGATTTTGGTATTACTCACCATTCAACGCCTTTATTAAATGATAATAATTTTTTAGATTTTAGAGATTACATTGGTCAAAA